TGAATATGGATAAGATTGACGAATTGTTAGAAATCAATTTGACTGATATTTCTTTTAGAATGTGGAAAGCCTTAAAAGAAAAAATTCCAGATGTCAGATACAGACCAGCTTCTTCAAGTGGAAAATATCATAGAAGAAATGGCAATGTGTTAAGTATATATGATCATACTTACGAAATGTTAGTCTGCTGCATCAAGCTCTTTTCAATTTTTAACATCGAAATAAAAACTAAAAAAGCAGATATCTTACTATTTTCTATTTTATTCCACGATGCATTTAAATATGGAATTAATAATCCTTTCAGTGCTCAACATACAGACAAAGCTCATGATAGACTAGCAGCTAATATAGTCAACGAAAATAAAGCAGTTTTTATGAGAGTGTTCAGTGAAGAAGAAGTAAACTTATTAGAAACTTGTCTTCGTTATCATTCGGGTCGCTGGAGCAGTGATTGGAACGAAGATCTTAGTTTTGATAAACTTCCAAAAGAAGCCGTATTTATACATTTTTTAGACATGTTAAGCACTAATAATTTACTAAGGGAGTTTGACTAGTGATTGTTTATAAGATTACTAATTTAGAAAGTGGAAAAGTTTATGTTGGTCAAGATTCACATAATGACCCAAATTATTTAGGATCTGGAATTCTAATAGCAAGAGCAATTAGAAAACATGGGAAAGAAAACTTTATAAAAGAAGTAATAGATACAGCATATACTAAAGAAGAGCTTAATAAAAAAGAAATATATTGGATTGAATTTTATAACTGTAAAGTTCCAAATGGCTATAATCTAACAGATGGTGGTGGAGGAACTTTAAGTTTTAAAAAAGGAAAAACTCTAGAGGAAATTTATGGAGCAGATAAAGCAAAAGAATTACTAGAAGGTCTAAGTGAAAGAATAAAAGGAGATAAAAATCCAGCTAAGAGATTAGATGTTAAGAAGAAAATTAGTGAAAAAAATATTGGCAGGAAATTTCCAGACCAAGCTAAAAAAATGAAAGAAGATAACCCAGCTAAAAGACTAGAAGTCAGAGAAAAAATTAGAAAAGCTCTAATTGGAAGATCTTTATCTAAAGAACATAAAAAAAGAATAATAGAAAGTATGAAAAATGAAGAAACTAGAAAAAAGATAAGTGAAAAACTTAAAGGAAGATCTGTCTGGAATAAAGGATTACATGCATATAATTTACTAACAATAGGAGAACAAAGTAATGCTACCAGCAAGCACGAGGTTAGTGCCTGAACTGAATTACTATTTCTCAGTATTTGTAAGAACGAGTATTTTGAATAAATATAGGGTTACTTATCCTGCAGTGCTTACTTGTCCTTGCTTAGATGAAAATAAAAGCTTTATCAGATTACTATTTGATGACAACTGGCCAAAAACTTATACAACTTATAGATATCTTTATAGAGAAGTGAACATGGCTGGATGGCCAGAACAAGTTAGAACTAGACTAGCAATCTATCCATCGAGCGCTAAATGTTATCTCTCTGATTGGGATTCGCCAGATGCAACTCTTAACCTCTTTAATTTAGAAGTTGATGATCTTCTATTACTGAATAGGCTCTTAGATTACAGAACTACCACTACCTATATTTCTGATATCGATTATACTACATTAACAACACCTTTATCGAAAATGATTTTTCTATATCTAGATCTTATGATAAATGGCAGTTATGAAAACTATAATGATGAAACTTTAATTTCCAGTGAGTCTTTGGTTTTAGAATCTTGTTACGAAATTTATGTTGGAGAGAAGATGTTCAATTTTAAAGCTATAGAGACATTTGGAAAGGAGGATTAAACACTTGTTCACCCCTGAAGATTATTGGATGATTCTTCAGTACTTAGAACGCTTTAAATACTACAAAGATCTATATCAGTGCAGCGCTGATGACTCTGTATGTATCGGTAAAGCTAAAGATGCTGCAAGTGCTGCTGTTCCAGAACTAGATAGTACGATTAAAAGTTTAGCAGACTCTGAGAGAACTAAAGCTTTATCTCTATTTGAGAATACAATAGATCAGTCATGTTTTGGAACTGAAGACTATAAAAGAATCCGAAGCTTTCTTATTGACTGGTATTCATCTCTCAAAACACAAGTAACTCTAGGAAGAGACTCACATGATGTTTTCGTACTACCACCTGATTACTTAAACGAATTGATTAGAAGTTTTGGATATTTGTATCCAGCAGACATTCCTTCTGTAAACATAAGAGTAAACTTCTTTTTAGATCTAGTTAACTTATACAAAATCAAAGGTACTCCACTATCATTAAAAAGAGCTCTTGATTATTATGGAATGAAGAATGTAGACTTTGCAGAATACTGGCTACGAAAAAATGAACAAGGAGAATTAATATTTAGAGGAGTTTCTGTCTTCCCACCTCTAATAAAGATTCCTTGGCCTGATGTCAAATTTGGAGCTACTTCAGGTGATCCTCACTGGTTTCAAACTGAGCAAGATGTAATTGAATTGCTTGAGAGAAATGCCATAAGATTACCATCTAAAACTCCTTACTTTGGTTTAAGACCATTCTTCAGTTTATCAGAGATTCAACAAACAATGGCAGTTCTAGTTAGAATGATGGGCGACCAATACCAAACATGGAAATCAACTGGAACTTTACAAAAAGATATAAAGCTAAACTTATTTAACATTACAGTATCAGCTTTAGAAAATTACTTAGCTTGTGTTTATGTTGTAAATACTTCTTTTCCTTATCATGAAACATCTTTATATGGACAAGATTCATATTTGTGTTACGATGGCACATCAGAAGTTGTCTCTGATATTGTCAATACATATGAAAACTTGACATCTTATCCAGTCTGGAATGCTGATGATCCAGAGGGAGAAATAGCATTTAGACAAGCAAGAGTAGATGCATTCAACGATCTTTTTACCAGACCAAATTCACAAAACTACTTAAAGACTAAAATTGGAGTAGACTCAGCAGGTGATATACTAGAATCAATCAACCCAGATTTTAAAGCTGTTATAGATTCATATATAGCTAGTGGAAAATATTATCAAATTTTAGCTTCACTTCTTCAAGATTTGAGTGGATGGATCAGGATACGTATTAGTACAAATGCAACAGATCTTATTTCAATAATTCTTGGAGTTTCAGCTTCTCCTATTGTTGCTAGAATAATTAACTTCTTTAAACCTTATAGAGCTAGACTTTTCGCAACTCAGTTTTGGTATATTATAGACAACCCAACAGTTGACTGTGTTAGAATTTATGATAGAAGATTCGAACTCAAAGTTATAGAAAAAATTTATGACTATGCTACAGCAGATAGTCTAGCTTGCTGCGGAGATGACTCAACATCTTGTTCTGATTTTGACACTACTAGTATTGTAGAACCACTTCTATACTCAAGAGAATATTACGATTGTGGTTCATTTCATGATATAGGAATTGTGTGGGATCAACCATTAGTAGTACATTATACTTCTCTTATCAGAGACTCTTTAAATTGCCATATTGAAGCTCCTTGTTACGATGGTACTAATGTTGATGGTTGGTATTGGTATGATGCTACTTCAGCGTGTGACTTCTGGGGAAACTGGATGGATTCTCCAATCGATACAGACAGTACAAGCGATATAGAACTTATAGTAGCTGGAGGATTCAGAGATTTTGATACATGTGGAGTTTTCGACTGTTTAGCTGGAAACGATATAGTAAAAATTCAACTACGAATACCAGTTCTTGAAGCTGATTTTACTGGAGATCCACTAGCAGGTTACGAGAGTAGTCCATTACCTGTTCAATTTACAGACACTTCTCACGGACTATCTAGACACTGGGGATGGGATTTCGGAGATGGACAAAGTTCAGTACAACAAAATCCAATCAACCCATATTCAATTCCAGGACCTGGAGGTTTATTATCTTCTTTCACTTCAGCAGTAACAGGTCCATTAACACTTTCTTTTACCAACACATCAACTGGGACACCAACTTCATATCTATGGGATTTTGGGGATGGAGAAACATCTACAGACGAGAATCCTATACACGTTTTTCCAGAAGAGAATGCATACTTAGTTAGATTAACAATTTTTAACGCTAATGGAAATAGCAGATCAGAACAATATATTGTTATGGAGATCTAAACATGCCAACTTTAAAACCAGATGGGTTAATGTTTAACTTATTGTGGGAGCAAACAAATCCCAGCGAACACTTTTGGGAAGAAGTTAGAGATGTTGATGATACATCTTGTGTCTTCATAGATTTTGAATAACTGGAGGTTCTATAATGTCAAGATTTAGAGATAATATACTTGAAATTACTAGATATCTACTCTATGGAAAGAAACACGCTTTCTGGCTTGGAGAGTTTGAGTGGGAGCATAGAGATGTAGATGGAAGTACTATAGATAAATGGACTACATATAATGCTCTAGCTAACGAGGGTGAAATAAATATTCTTGATAGTTATTTTAGAGGAGAAAACGTTCCAGTAACTTTTCACTTAATGTTAGTTAATGATACTCCAACAATAACTGATACATTAGCTACAATAAGTGGAGAACCATCGGGGAATGGGTACGCAAGACAAGAATTTACTAGAGATATTACTGGCTGGCCAACTCTAGGAGTTGATTCTGGTCATGGTATGATAACTTCAAAGTTAGTTGTTTTTGAAGCTATCGGAGGTTCGTGGGGTCCAGTTATTTATGCTATTCTTACTACAGTACCTACTGGAACTTCAGGACCACTCATTACATTTGTAGGACTAAGTTATTCAAAAACTCTGACTATTGGACAAACTCTTGTTTGTAGAGTAAGAGTTAAATTGTTGTAAGGAGATAAAGTGTCAACTACCAAAGATCTACTACTTTTTAATGGTAACTTCAACGATGTAGGACAATATGGCACTGACTGGATACCTGTAGGAGGTGTAACGTTTGGCAGTGGGCACTCCGGTTCAGCTGTTATTTTTAATGGTACTAATACAACTGTTTATCGACCTACTGGAACTGATCTTGATATTGGTTATGCTCCTTTCTGCGTTGATTTTTGGGTAAAAATAAATCAACTACCTCAATATCCTATAACGACTACTGGTTGGCAAAATGCTATCAGCAGTTCTCCTCTTCCAGTTCCTCCACCATATTTTCCTCCTTGCCCAGGGCCGATTTATGATGGTGATATAAATACGTATATGCCAGTAGCAGGGGGTATGGGTTTAAGTGGTATATTTGACCATACACCACCCTCCAATGATAAAGGATTTATTACCGCATCTTTCAGAATTTACAATTATTCTAATTCAGTTTTTTCTATAATCTGGAACGGCAGCACAATACCACTGAACGGAGGATTGCCTTGGTTGGGATGGCTTGAAACAGGTGGAATGGGACCAGGAGGAAGTTGGACTTCTGATTGCGATCTGGTAGCAGGACCATCTGGTGGTCAAATTTCTGAAGTGCAAAGAAACTGTTCTTACCACTATGATGATGGCACCCATAATGTTTATGTTTTTAATTACGGAACAGGTTTTACAAATAGATTAAGTCTTTACTTATACATAGGTCCCACACAAGGTCGTTCTGATGCAACTTTAGGTTGGGGACTTATTAGATCAGGGACTTCGAGTTATGCTCTTTATGACGTAACTTGGGGAGGAAACCCTCCTATAGTTGAAGGACAATGGTATCATATAGTTATTTCAAGAAATCTGAATAACAGTTTAAGAGTCTATCAAGATGATATTCCTTTAGTAAATCAAAATGGAAGTACAGATTTTTCAGCAGGAAATTCGATAGCTCATATTACAAGTAACTTTAACATTGGTTCTTATGAAGCAACTTCATTATTCTTTGATGGAGCAATAGATGACTTCGAGATATCTGTAGGAGATTACGAGTATATTCCTGGAGCTTTAGCTGATCCTACAATCGCGAGAAGTCCATCTACCCTGAACGTCTCTTGTGTTGAAGGAGAAAATGCTATTGATAGACCTTTCGAAATTTGGAACAGCAATTCTGCAGCTGGAGATGGTGCAAGAAATTTATTTTACACTGGTGCAAAAGATCAAACATGGCTTAAGATTTTCGGTTTAGATGGTTTAACTACTACCTATACTCCAGTTATTGGAACAGATGCTAACAAATATAGATGTATCAGATCTCATACTTCTAAAACAGAAAGACAACCTGTTTCTATTACTAAAGGTATAGAAGGATTAGCATCTTACACTGGAGGTAGAACTACAGTTACCTGGGCAAGTCATGGATTAACTTCAGGACCAACCTATAAAGTTACCTTTTCTGGCATAACTCAACCAGGATGGGATGCACTAAATGGAAATACCTATACAGTAACTAACTATGTAGATCCAAATACATTTAGAATCACTTTTGATAGTTCATCTTTAGCTCCCTATGATCCTGGTACAGATCCTGGTACGTGTTCATCTTGGCCAACTTACTGGAGACTTACTAACTCTTCTTTCTCTGCAAATGCTTGGCAAAATAGTTATAGTTATGCTGCACTAACTGGCTCTGATAGTATCATAAACAATTCAGATGGAACTCATATTCATTATGCATTTGAATTCAATAGTTCTGGATTATCAGCTGGAGCTTATACAGCTACACTCACTATAACTGGACCTCAAGCAGGCAATAGTCCACAAACTATTATAGTAAACTTAAATGTTTCGAACATGTTACCAGCAAGTGATCCTGTTCCTTCTAACAGTGAAAGTTGTGTTCTTATAGATCAAATTCTAAGTTGGACTGCTGGAGGTGAAGTTGACTCATATGATGTATATTTTGGAATATCTTACCCACCTTCACTTATTGGAAATCAGCTTGATACTAGTTATGATCCAGGACCATTAGATTATAACACTACCTACTACTGGAGAATAGATGAAGTAACTATTTCTGAAACTATAATAGGAGATGATTGGACTTTTGATACTAGAGGACTTCCCCCTGATCCTGCTACTGATCCTGATCCTGCTGATGGAGAAATCAATATTGGAAGAATACATCTTCTAACTTGGACTGCTGCTCCAACTGCCGATTCTCATGATATTTATTTTGGAACTTCATACCCACCACCTTTTGTTGGAAATCAACTTGATACCACTTACGATCCAGGAGACATGTCTTATGGAGAGTATTATTGGCGTGTAGATGAAGTAGACGCTTGTGATTCAACTACGGCAGGAGATGAATGGACATTCTTAGGAGGGCTTGAAGACCTACTGGTTGAATCTGGATCTAATGTAGAAATAGAAGAATACTATTCTGGAAAAGGGATTGCTTTTAGTTTCGATGATAGTGCAGTTTTAGTTGATACATACTTTAACTTAACTATCAGGGGAAGGCAGTTATCAGGAACTCCTAACACTTTTGTTTTAGGTGGTGTAGTTAGAGTAAACCTACACTGGTATACGATAGAACCATTTACTATGACTTTTGGGTCGGATTGGGAAACTCTTTACTGGGAACACATATTAGGAAGGAAATTTACTGCTCATGAAGCTGATTATGTTAAAGTATGCCTCATACCAAGAGATGATATAGAAATAAATGGAGTAGCTATAACTGAAATCAAATTAATTTCTATTGAAGACACAAACGAAGTATTTACTGTTTCTCTAGATGTTGCTAACTTAGAACAAACACGATTTAGCAGTAAAACTAAACCAGACTATATTAAAGTTTACAAAGAATAATTATTTAACTTTATCAAATATTGGTTTGTCGTTCCCATTAACCTTCGATAAATAATGTCTATAGTTTTTCCAATCATCTTCTATTTCTTCAAACATATAAAATTTTGCGTCAAAATTCCTTAGTAAATTATTCTTGCCTAATGTAGCCTTAATTATCCAACCACCAATAGATGGAACTATCCCTAGTCTTTTTAATAAGTTATTTGTCCCTTCAAACGAACCACATTGGGCCCCAAAAATACTACCAAACATTGCTTGCATTTGTATATGAAGATGTCCAGCCAACACAAATCTAATAGTTGGTTTCTCTTTAATAGAACTTGAAACATTTTGGAGTTCATGAAAAGCTATTTGTGCAATACCTTTTTGTAATCTATAAGACAAAGCATAAGGAACTCCACCGGAGGGATGCCACATCTTAAGATCAATACCTTTTAAGATTGGAACAACTGCTTCATCAAAACCACAATAATGGGTATCTTTTCTTGCACTAGTTAAGATATTGAACGCATTATGTCCAGGCCCAGATTTAATAAAAGAGTAATCATGATTTCCACCTAACATATACCATTCAAAACCTTGGGGTAAATTTACTATAACTGATTCTTCTTGCTCTCCAGATGAGATAGCATATAAATCAAAAAGTTGTCCCCTATAAACATTGAAGCCAGCAAATACATCACCCGGAGTAAACATAAATTTAACACCCTGTTTCTTACATATTTCACAAAATTCATTTAACGCAGTTATCTGGCAAGCTTTTGAACCAAAATGTAGATCAGATGGGACTCCAAAAATTATTTCAGTTGAATCTTCAATTGGCTTTTGTATTGGTCTACCAATCGGAGCTGCTCCTACTCCAAGATAAATATTTCTTTCATCGTGAGAAATTTCATATCCTTTTGATGCTAGTTGAGACACTACATTAAGTACATCATAAGGTGGGCTGGAGATAAAGTCTGCTGCATCTATAATAGACATTACATGGTGTTTATTTAGCAACTGAAAAATCTTAGTTTGAAAGTGATCAAGCTCTTCTTTTCTATCTTTAATAGTTACTGTTTCTTCTTTTAGTTTTGAAGCATATGATTTGAAAGAAGTGAAACTAGTAGTGTAGCCATAAGATTGTTTTAAAATCTGATACATTTGTTCAAGAGTCAGATCATGAAGGTTCTTAAGAACAAATTGTTTTATCCTATTAGTATCAATTTGTTGCATAATAGTTGTTTCCTCCACGGAAAAGATCTTTTATTTTTTATATGTTCAGTTTCTTATAAAAACTTCTAGTAGTTTCAGTTAGATTTCCAATACTTAGAATCAAACTAGTTTAGAAACCATTTTAGTTAGCTTGGAAGAACATATACTATATGGAGTAAGTGGTTTTCTAGTAGTGTTAGTTTAATTCTAAGAAGGGTGAAAATGGTTATTTGTTTATTTTGTAAAAGAGAATTTAAACAACTTTCAAACACTCATCTAAAAAAGTGCGCTAATATTACACAGAAAGAGTATAAAACATTATTTCCTAGTTCAGATATTACTTCTATAGAGACAACTGAGAAGAACTCTAAAGCTAAAACAGGGATAAAGCAAGATCCTGAATGGGTTAGAAAGAGATTCAAAAATAATTCGGGACATAAAGGACATCATCACACTGTAGAGGCCAAAAAGAAAATAAGTAAGGCTTTACAAGGAAGAAATCCCTGGAATAGTATGGAGGATCCTGAAAAAGCTAAAAGGAATCTAAGTAAAGTAAAAAGAGAAAAACTACTATCTAGAGAACATAAAGAAAATCTAAAGAAGAGTTTTACTAAAGAAAGAAGAGAACTTCATAGCCTTATACAAAAGAAACACTTCCAAGATGAAAATTTTATAAAGAAGTTTGTTCAAGGATCTAAAGTATCTCCAAACAAAACTGAACTAATGTTAATTGAATTACTTAGTCAGTTAAATTTAAAGTATGAATATGTTGGAAACTACAAGATATGGATTGAAGGAAGAAATCCAGATTTTATAGATAAAGATGCAAAAAAGATAATTGAATTCTTCGGTTATAGACATAGAGAAGAATTTACCAAAGAACCAAACAGTGCACATGAAGACAAAAGAGTAAAACATTATCAAAAATATGGGTACAACTGTCTAGTTCTTTGGGATGAAGATCTAACAAATAAAGAAACTTTAAGTCAAAAAATTTTATCGTTCTGAAACTAACTGGCTTTAAAATCCAAAAAGACCTTTAGCCAGTGGGTCTAAAGAAAGGAGAAAGAACGATGGTGTATAATCAGAAATTGGTTGCGGCAATTAAGTGTCAAGGTAGGATTCTTAGGGAAACTTTTGGAGATGGTGAGTCTATAGTAAAGCTCCCATTTGGTTCTGAGTATGAAATATTAATCAAGAACTTAGAAACAAGAAAAGCTCTAATTAATATTTCGATCGATGGAGTAAATGTTTCTGATGGTTCAATTATAGTTGAACCTAATTCAAGTAGTCATTTAGAAGGCTTTATTAAAGGTTACTCAGTTAGAAACAAGTTCAAATTTATTGAGAAGACAGAAGAAATTTCAAATCACAGAGGCGACAGAATTGATGATGGATTAATTCGAATTGAATATACATTTGAAGCTCCCCAACCCCAAATTATCTACGATTATCATTACTATCCTCATTACCATTGGCCTTGGTATAATCTAACTTACTGTAACAGTCCACATTACGAGAGTAAAAGTTCAGGTAGTGGTAAAGGTTCAAGTAGTGAAAGTCCAGGAGATTTTTCAGGCGCAGTTCAATGTAACAATGTACAAGTTCAAAACTTCTGTAGCCAAGTTCAAAACGTATCTAATGATCAAGGAATCACAGTTCTTGGTTCACATTCAGACCAACATTTCCAAAATGGTTACATAGGAACTCTAGAAACAAATTCTCATGTTATTATTATCAAGCTTGTTGGAGGAAAAGAAGACAAAAAAATAGAGAAGCCAATTTTTATCAACACGAAACTAACTTGCCCAACTTGTGGAAGAAAATCTAAATCAGATGCAGCTTTCTGTAAGAACTGTGGAACTGCTTTATCTTAAAAACTGAACAAAATATAAATTCTTTTCTCAGGAGAATTTTATAAATGAAGCTTAAAGACAAAGATATCGTAATAGTTATTGAAGATCAAATAAGGTTTGGAGACTCTTTCAATTCTGAACTTGTTGAGAATAGAGAAGCTCCAATAAAAGGACATGTACAAATATACGAAATAGTTAATAAAGAAAAGAAACTGTTATATGAGAAAGATAACTTAGTAGTATACCTTGGTAGAGAGTATGTAGCTTCTAGAATTTTTAACAAAATAAATGTTAATATTACACCACAGCCAACTGAATTTATTGGCTGGCTTGGTCTAGGTAGTGGAGGAACAACGCTCGTAGATCCATTTGACCCTGCACCTCCATCAAGTACAAATATAGATTTAGTTACACCAATTCCATTTAACACAATTGATGGGTACTCGCATTTAGGAGATCTTACAGGAGGCAGCTACTATAAACATAGGTTATATGATGTTATATTCGAACAAGATATTAATAATGCTAGTAGATATTTAATTGCCCAAGTACAAATCGAAGTTGGAGAAGAAGATGCAAATGGTTATTTAATTAGTGAAGCAGGTTTGTTTACAGCAACATCTTCAACACCTGGTTACAGCGGAGATTTTCACCTATTTGCAAGGGTTACTTTTCCATCGATGTACAAAAGTGCAGACAGAATATTACTTTTCATTTGGTATCTCTACTGTTAATAAAAGGATGTCTATTTTATTTGAAGCCTGGAAAGAAAGAGTGTCACTGATTAGAGAAAATTTTTGCATAGAGTGTATCGAAAAAATAAAAACTTTCCAGGAGGAAAACAATGCCAAACATTAGCCCAGGAGTATATACCAAGATAATTGATTTATCAACTTATGTACAAGCTGTCCCGGGTACTATCGGTATGATTTGTGCCCTAACAGAAAAAGGAGAAGATAACAAGCTCAAATTCATTGGTTCAAGAGCTGAATTAGTTAGTGAATTTGGACAGCCAAATATCAATACTTACGGAAAGAACTTTGGCCAAGGTTTATATTGTGCTTACAACTACCTTGGAGAATCTGGTTCTTTGTATTTTATGAGATGTCTATCAGATGATGCAACATTCGCACATATGATAGTTGAGTCTGAAGTACTAAGTGGTGACTCTACTTCTGAAATCTCAATTGTTTACGCAGTTAGTGGTATTAATACGAAAACTGAGATTAAAACTCTTCTAGCACCAGCAGGGGATAAGAAACCAGTTTGTATCCTTTATCCGATTGGTAGAGGAGAACACTACAATGGCATCTCAGTAAAACTTTCAGAACATTCTAATCCTACATTATTCGATGTATATGTGATGGATATATACGAAAAACAATCAGATGGTGATGAAGTCATTATAGAATCGTTTGAAGTTTCGTTTGATCCTCTAGCTCTAGATAATGCAGGTGATTCAATTTGGATTCAGTACGTATTAGCAACATATTCATCTGTACTTAGAGCTGAAATGGTTAGATCTGAACCTGACGAAGAAGATGAATACTCTGCAGGATACTATGATATAGCAAAAATTTATGATCGAAATATTGGTACAGTTACAGTAAACGAAACTCCTACCACAGCTATAATAACTGATACAAAACAAGATTTTGGTCAGTGGCAGACAATCTCAGAAACCGGCCAAGCAAACTATATGATAGTAGCAATTGATGGTAGGGGAAATAGAATCAAAGGTTGGTTGGGAGCAGCTAGCCCTGATAAAACACAAATTAATATTTGGAATGGAAAAGACTTAAGTATAGCTGTTAGAGGTTGGGATGGTGACTTAACATATTTTAGTGATACATATGGAGTGTCTTATTATATCAAAAAGAATTATGCTAACATGGCTCAACCATTCGAAGCTCAAACTGATCCAATTCCTTTAAAGAAAGGTTCTGATGGAGCTCTAAAAAATCCAGATGGTAGTTTAGATACTACAGAAGCAGCTCAACTATTATCTTTAGCTTATGCTGGATCACTACCATCAGCAGAAAAAGTAGGCGAAATAGAAGATTCAGCGCTTGACACAGAAAACGTTTACTTTACTATGGTTTTTGATTGTGGTTACCCAACTGAAGTTAAGCAATCTATTTCAACATTGGTCCAAACTAGAAGAGATTGTGTTTCAATTCTAGACAATGGAGATAACACAAGTTTCACTAACTCTATGAACAAGAGGTTAAATGACCATACTTTTAACACTTACTTTGTAGCTCTTTACGAAGAGTATAATAAAGTTTACGATCAATTTATTGGTGCAGATGTGTGGTTCTCTCCAATTTATCATATGGCTTATATTTTGCCAAGGAACGACTCTGTTGCTGAAATCTGGTATGCAGCTGCAGGTTTTAACAGAGCTGCAATCGATACAATTAAAGAACTAAGATTTAACCCTAAACTTGGCCAGAGAGACCAAATGTATCTAAAACAACTTAACCCAATTGTTAAATTTAATGAGGGTTATGTTGTTTGGGGTCAGTTAACTAGCCAGGCAAAAGCAAGTGCATTACAAGATCTAAACATCGTAAGGTTGGTCCTGTATTGTAAAAGAGCACTAGAAAGATATTGTAGAAACTTCATCTTTGAAATGAATGACGCAATTACTTGGAACACAGTATCAGGCAATATCGTGATGTTCTTAGAAGATGTCAAAAGAAAGAGAGGACTCTACTCTTACAATATAGAAGTAGGCGCAACTGATTACGAAAAGAAAACGAAGACTTTTCATGTAAATGTTACACTCGAACCTACACGTGTAGTTGAGAAAATAGAATTGAACTTTTTCATTAAGTAATATTACTGAGGGCTGAGACTTGGTCTTGGCCCTCATTTTTCCGTTGAGCTACAAAAAAAAGAAGCTATATGGGTCAACTTCTCCGCAGATAGTTATTAAGATATCATTAATAACTTTAAATCTGCTCTATCATATAGCTTCTTTTACTGAGGAGAAAAAGATGGTGGGTGGGAAGCCGGAGGAGTTTGCGCAATAGGAAACCTCCCACCCAACTTCTAATCTATTCCTATCGCGCTAACTGGGGTTTAGAATCATATCTTTTTAAACACATTGGACAAACATTTCCAGTACTTTCACTTCCAGTAATATCAGGCCTCCACTTAGGAGGATGATCTTCGCTGCAAAAAATCTTTCTGCACTTTTGACAAATATAAGTATCAGCTCCACACCAATTGCAAAAATGAGTCATCTTTTTCGAAAGCTCCTTGCAAACTAAAGTTTTCACGAACTCTTGTATTGCTTCTTTGATATACCACTTTGTAAATCGTTCTGGTATTTCTCCAGAAAAGATCTGACCAATTTCTTGGTAAGTAAAATAAGGCACAAAATCAACATCGCTGATTGGAACAACCCATATTTTAGGTGTGTATGTTCTTATGAATTCTCTTAGCCTAATTTCAAACACTTCCTTTTCGTAATTGTTTTCCATTCTTTTTCTTTGATGCATATTTTACTCCTCTCTATTTTTTAATAGAATTCAATCTAATTGCTCCTTGAGTCCAATGATCATTTTCATCCATTTGCTTTGAGAACTCTGGGCGAACGATTTTACCTCTCAGTTGATGTCGGTAATTCCATACAACAATACCTTCCGCTGTTTCAGACCCAAATGCACTCACCTTCGGTATTAAATTATAAAGATCAACTTTATTAAAGTAATCATCTGAAATGAATGGTACTGTTGATAACCCAACTTCACTACAAATTTCTACAACTTCTTTCCATGGTAAATACATTTGATTCTTATTTGACCAAACCCCATACACACAAACCCAGTCTGGAAGCTTATCATAATAGATTGTATGAACACATCTCATAAGTTCCGCATAGACTATATGACCTTTAGGAATGGTCATAAGTTCACTATACTTTTGCATAGACCAGGCTTTAAAAAAACTAAACTGAGCGTGTTCAGAAGTATCAACCAGAGAACCACGTTTTTGTAACTTAAAGATATCCTTATGTCTAATGATACCAACATTCGCACCATCAAGTTTTTCAAGTATAGTAACACTACCTCCTAGAAGTAGTTTGGTTTCTTTGTCAGAAAGAAATAATTTTCCCCGGACATTTATTTGTGGAATTACAATCCGTGCTGTTTTCTCAAACTTTCGAAACATGTTTACCTCCACAATTGGGGAGAGCGACGGGATTTGAACCCGTAACTGCTTGGGCCACAACCAAGTGGTCTACCATTGACCTACACTCTCCATTACACTCTCCGATATATTTTTAAAGAAGGGCAGATTGCTTTTAATTGACGTAGATCTCAAAGACTAAAGGCCGATTTAGTCTTCTACGGAAAGTACTTCGCCTTTCCATCCGCCATGCTTTCTGCCCTGTTTTTAGACTTTAGGAATATAACCACATCCCTCAAATGTTGAAACATCCATTCCTTTAACTCTCATTTTCTTTTTGATTTGATCTTCTTTCTCAGAACATGGTATACATATTCTCTCTTCCGTAAACCAAGACATAGTGTGCATCATTTTTGCATTTTCTGAATTACACCTGTCACAAGGCTTTGGTCTGAAAAAATCATCTCCTCCGAATTGCATAAGAATTTTTTCCTCCTTCCAAATATCCTATGTTCAAGAATTAGTTCATCAACAACATCTCCGCACATAATACATCTTAACCCATCAAATACTCCTTGGTCTAGATACATCTTCTCTGGTATTAATTTTCCCCCGCATTTTGGACAACTCATCTTCTCCTCCTATTTTGGTGACGTAGGGCAGGGATCGAACCTGCTCATCTCAATTTTTGGTTATCGATGTTTTCCGACCGCCGCGAGATCGTGCCTCCAAGGCTCCTACGTCCTCTTTTTGAAACCAAGAATTTGTTTAACATGATCGACTATCTCTAAACTTACTCTCCAACACCAAGGTTTGATTGACTCAATAATAAAATCTCTTTTTGGATATAGTTCTAAAATAGAATGAATATCACTCCTACTAAAATATGTTCCATCTACTTCCGCGTCTCCATTTGAATGAACAAGTATATGAACTTTAATTTTCTTACCTTTCCCCATTAACTTCCTCCTCGATGTTTATTAATCTTTCTTTCCAGAAAAAACAGAACAATAAGTGCAACTACAACTATCCCTAACCCTACTAATGCAAAACCTAAATCATCCTTATCTAGATACTGCCAGAATGGTTTGATCATAATTTCCTCCATTTCTGTTTTTCGGAAATATTAATTTCCTAAATTTCTATCTTTATTATATATAGCCTCTTCAACAGATTTTCTTACATCTAATCCTTCAGGACAAGAAGTCTCTTTTACTGTTCTTTTTATATCCTCAATTTTCTCTTTCACGTCTTGTATATCATTTCCATCATCATACCATTCAACCCAATCAGCATGTCCTTCACCATCGAAATTTTCATCATAGACTATGAGTCCTTGGACATTGCAATAATCAGGTTTAATATGATGCTTAAATTGAAAGTCATCATAACTCGCGAGTACATCTAGTATAAGAATTGCTTCTTCTATATTCTTCACTGGAACTTTAAACGGCTTTATAGGTACTTGTGGTATATGCCACACTTTAAGGTCTCCTTGTTTTGGCATTTTTCTTCTCCTTTTTAGCTAGTTGATACTCCGGCCTTTTACCCTTACAGTGTACAGCTCCTTTATCATCTGTTGTATACTGACGTCCTCGAATCGAATAACCCTCACCTAATACTTTGCGCCTTAACCTTTTTGCTATTGTTCCTCTCATCTTTCCTCCTTATATTAACGTAGCTAAAATCCTCGCAACGTTCACTGCATCATCAATTCCTCTGTGGTGAATTCCAACTGGCTCCATTCCAAGTATATCAAGAGCTCTAGCCATACCAACCTCGGAAGTAAGTTTATGTTTAACTGCGAACATTGTTTTAACATTTAAATGTCTTTGAGAAAATGGTACATGTTTTATTCCTTTTTCATAACATTCTCTGTTGATATGATCTTTATCGAAAAATCCATAACTAGACCAGACTCTTCTGGGAGTCATATAAATATCAATAATATTTAAGAGTGCGGATATTAATGATTGTCCTTTATCTACGTCCTCTTGTTTTAAAGTTGTAAGATTTTCACAAAAGGAGCTGATAGTTGTGTTCTCAGGTTTAATAATGTATCCCCTACTCATTGAAGCTTCTTTAGTATTAATGTCTAGTAAACATATCCCAACTTCTATAATCTCGCTCTTAACATCTCTTCCATCTTCTAGCTTTGGAATTTGTCCTTTACCCCAACACGTAGTTTCTATATCTACAACTACAATCTTATCAAGGATTGGCTTCATGTTTTTTTGCCTCTCTGAGAATTTGCATGACCTTTCTATCTTTGAATTCTCCACATCCTTCATCATAATTTTTCTGTTCTTTCCTTGGAAATCTACAACATGTTCCATTCCTTACTTCTGGCAAATCTGAGTGAATCCAAAAATAACACAAACCACATTTTTCGTCTAAAACATTATGCATTTCGCCCCTCCTTTTCTTCGTTTTCTATTTGCATTAGTTGCTTAACTTGATAGATAACAAAAGACAAGTTTTCTTTATCACTATTATCAGCTATATATTCTCCTTCAGAATCCATCGCCACTGCATGAAATGGAAAGTTAGTAATTGGATGTTCTTTCAACCATTGAACTGTATCAAGCATATCTTTAAAATGCATAACTACCTGATCATATGCTTGAACTTCCAATAAACTAAGATCCATTTCTTTAGCTACTTTCTCTAGTACATAATCATCAATTAAAGACGACTCACCCAACATTACAAAAATTAGAGGGGTGCCTTCAGAAAACTGCTTTGCATAAGCTTTTCTAAAACCCAATGCAGTAACCGTCTTTGATGAGAACTTCTTTTGCTCCTCCATTAGAAGTACCTCCTTTCAAATTTAGTAGAAAAAAATAAGGGAAGTTCACCTTTAATCTCCACTAATATTGGCGCCTTACTTGGAAGGTTATTTCGTGAACTCCCTTTTTTAATCAGTACTACTCAGGTTTAGATCTGGAGTTAGCTATAGCAATAATAGTAACACCAGCTAATGCTATTACTGCAGCAGCTATAACCTCAACAGCAACACCTTTTACAACATCCCGAACATCGTTTCTCAACTTACTTTTTGTTTCAGCTTCCATGTTTCTTATCTCCTCCTTTCAAAACAAAAAATATCAACACTTTTTCTATTCGTTAATTAATATATATAGTAGATACGTGAGAACAAATAATAAAGACTACAATGAACAGACAGATTAACTAGTCTAATATTCCAGAACAAATAAAAAATTTAGGCGGTGGCCATGAAAATATTAGATTCATATTTGCAGAAGCTCAGTTCAGAACAAGTTACTACTTCTGCAGCTGCAGGGATAACACCGTATGAATCTCCTACTACTGGAAAACCTTTAATTAAAAGTCCAAAAGGTAAACCAGTAGTTGTAGAAGCAGATGTAGAAGGTCCTAAAAGAATAATGGTTGATTTTGACGTTCCTATTCACAGATACTCAAAAGGTTATTTTAACGCACAAATTTATGACTTACCTACAGAAGATGCGAAAGAAGCTCTTCAATTCTTAAAGAACGAAGGGTTCGAAATAGTTATTTTTTCTTCAAGAGTTTCATGTTCTGAACACCCTGAAACTTGCAAAGTAAATGAACAAGCTATAAGAGACTGGTTAGATAAAAATAGTATACCATTTGATATGATTACGTCAGACAAATTACATGCTCTAGTATATATTGATGATAGAGCAATTAGATTTTCAAGCTGGGGAGATACTATAGAATTTCTTAAGAGTTTGAACTTCTTTTAGGAGAAATTAAAATGCCGGAAACAGAAATTAAAAAAAGAGGTGGAGCATTAAGATACAGAACCCTTATACTTAAAGGTAAAAAGGGCAAGAAAGGCACTAAATACGCTCACATTGCTGTTGTTCCAAAACCTGGTCCTAGAGGTGGACACACTATAGTAGGGCCAGAACACACAGTAGGCAAGACTGAAAGTTTAGAGTTACAAACAGAAAAATTCCGTTACAGGTTATTTGGTAAGATAGAAGACTACTTATCTTTAAACGATTAGAACAAAATAAAAAGTAGAACGTGATTCTAAGGAGGTTATAAAATGAGATATTCATTTGCAGAATTAGGCAGCAACATTCTAACAAGAAAATTCGGTGGTACTACCACTGGTGTGGCAGAACCCTATGTATCAGGTTACTTCTTTGTTTGGTTTGAAACACTTCCTTTAGATTTACCTTATTATGCAAGTCGAGGTTCAGCAAGGATAGGAAGTAAAGCAGAAATTCAGAACATTTTAGCAGCTACTTGTACTGGTGTTACTCCTCCAGGAGGTACACTTGGTAAAATTGAATTCACAGGCTTGGGTGGAATTAAGTGGGCAGTTCCAGGAAACGTAGAATATGGTAACGAAGTTACTATAAAATTCATCGAGTTTAGCAAAACACCTATACTAGATATTCTTCACGGCTGGGTTAAGATGATTAGGGACTACAGAATTGGTATTACTGAGCTTGAATCCAACCCTGAAGGAACTGGCTATAACAAAGGTGTTTACTCTGCTGTCATGTATTACTGGACAACTGCTCCAGATGCCAAAACAATAGAATACTATGCATGTTATGATGGTATGTTTCCTGCAAGAGATCCACAAGAACTCTTTACTGGAGATGTAGAAACTGTAGCAAGGCTAGACATAGAAATTGGATTCAACGTAGACTATACTTGGCATGAACCATGGGTCAAATCAAAGTGCGAAGGATATGCTGATCTGTTTATGCAAGCTAAAGAAGTTGTCAAAAATTACAGACAAAGATAATATAATTATCATATAAATTAGGAGGAAGAAATGTTTTCCATAACTAACTCTTTACTTTTCTTACTAAGTGTCAGAAGTACTTTATCTGAGTTCGTAGATACTAGTGAAGACATTACTGAACGAGATAAAAGGAAACTCAAAACTTTCTTCATGGAACAAGGTACAGATTATGAAGTTATGCACTTCTTTGTCAGAGGATCTTTTCCCAAGAACAGATTTGATTCAGTTGATGAAGTTAAAGTACATGAAGAACTTAAATCTCACATAAGAGAGAATTTTATTCCGCTGAAGAAGTTTGTTGATGAAGAAACAGTTAAGATAGTTTTGACAGAGCTTGCTCCAATCACTCCGAAAGGACTATCTTCATCTACAGTTATACTTGAGATGATAGCTGCTGGCAACGTTAACTTAACAGAACGTTCCAGAGAAGAATGGAATAAGAAAGCTGAAAAAGTATATCAACGAATTAGAAAAGTTCCAGGAAAAGTACTTAGTGCTCTTGAAAAATCTGCTCAACAAGGCAAGATCCATAGTATAACTGCTTATATTAGTAAGCATAAAAAAGGACTTACATACATGGCAGCCGGAGTTGTTGTTGCTCTAGCTACTTTAGCTGCTTATAAAATCTACAAAAATAAACTTACTCCAGCTGCAAAAGCTTGTAAACAATATACTGGGCCAGAGAAAGCTAACTGTATGGCAAAGTATAAACTCGATGCACTAAAAGCTCAGCATGATGCTCTCAAAACTGCGCTTTCAGCTTGTAGTAATACAGCTGAACCAGAGAAGTGCAGAACTGTACTAGATAACAAGATCAAAAAAGTTGAAGGAAGAATCAGTAGACTTTCTAAACAAGTCTAGCTACAATCCGAATGAAAGGAGATAAAACAATCTATGGTATTCACAGGATTTAACGACATTAAGTATCCAGAATATGAGGTAATAACACCTCAAACTCACCTTTCTTTTACAGTGAGATCACTCAACGTTCAAGAAGAAGAAAACATGAAAGGGAGTCTAATGACTCCTGTAAAAGTTACTGAACACTTAAATAAGTGTATTTATGATGTATTAGTTAAGAAACCAGATAGTATAACTGACTTCAAAGATTTTCTAAAACAAATTACTCTAAAAGATAGAGATGCTCTTCTCTATGGTTTATATCATATTACTTACGAAGAGATCAGAAATTATGATGTTAGATGTGGAACATGTAAAAAAGAATATCCAATTACTATCAAAGCATCTGATATGTTTAGTTACACTTCTTATCCAGGAGATGACGTACTAACAAAAAGAGTTAAAGTGGACTTACCAGTTTCAAAAAGCATTACTACTTATATCAAGCAACCAACACTACAAGACGAGCTTGATGCTTTAAGAAATTTAGTCACTCTAAAGGGTACTAATTTAGATGCAGTTACTCAAACTTTAATTGTAGACAAGTTCGAAGAAGAGGTCGAAGGGAAAACAAAAACGAATGTTTTCTCAGATAGGTACGAAATACTAGAAGCTTTTAAAACTTTACCAGCTAGAGATAGAAGACTAATTAACAAATCATATATTGAGCATTTTGGGAACTATGGAATTGAACTTAAAATGAAAAGTTTCTGTTCATCTTGTGGAGCTGAAGAGATTATAACGGTGGACCTCGTAGAAAACTTTTTTCGTATGGTATACTCAGTTTGATGAAATAGAATCTTACAGAAAAACATTAGAAGAAAATATTTTCAATTGCATTGAGCTGACAAAACAGGGCTACTTAGAAACTATCATGATGCCAGTTAATAGATTCTACAATTTCTTAAAATGGAAAGCTGATCTTGAGAAAGAAAAACAAAAAATTATTGAGGAAAATCTGGCTAAGGCAAGAAGAGGAAAGAAATGAGGCCAAATAGCTTAGAAAAGTTTCAACAAACTTCAGTTGGATCCAAAGGGAGAGTAGTAGATTATATAGCTAAAATTACTCCATCTGGTGATTTACAAAAAGCTATTGATCTACAAGCTATCTTAACTTCATGGAACAATATACTTACAACTCCCTTGAGAACTTCTAGTTTCGACCCAGAGTTTGGTTCAGAACTATATAAGTTAATCTTTGACCCAGCTGATGATATTACCCAGCAAAGAATAGATGACGAAGTTAGATATAGGTTAAATTCCTTTGACAATAGAGCATTAATTACTGATGTTCAAATTGAATTTCTTTCGAACAGAAAGGGATTTAACGTATCAGTTTTTGTTAAGTACAACAAACAACAAGGTCAATTTACATCAGTTATAACTGAATCTCTTTTATCTAACGACTAAGGCAACTTAATGGACAGACGAGTCTATTATTGTATTCTCAAAAAATATAAGGGTTTACTTAAGAAAAAATTTGTGGGTGTAACTCACTTGTTTATCTTGCCAAGAACTGATTACGACTATTTATATTTGGCATTACTAGGCGAGAGGTCAGAAGTAACAGGTAGTTATGCTTGTATTTACATCACAAGAATTCCGAACGAAATATTAGATACTATTGTAACTGGAGAAAAAGAATACTTTGGTAACAGATTTGAAATAATAGAAGAAAAATTAGCAGAAGTTAAGACTCTTGATAAAGGAGCTTACTTAATAAAACTTAAGGAAGATAGTGATGTCTTCTTGAAAAAAGAAATACTACTAACTTATCAAGCAGAAGAAAGTACTCCAAAGAAGAGGATATATAACATAGTAACAAGGTTAGATTTAGAGACTAGAGAAGTTGGATTTGAAAGTCTGAGCAAATTTGCTCTAAAAAGTTTAATTTTATTACAACCATCAAGATTTAAGTAAGGGAGGAACAAAAAAATGGACTTCGATAAGAAAATATTTGAACAAGCTTGTAGAGATTACGTTCTAGGAGTAATTAACGAAAGCAAGTACTTAAGAAAAAGTCTTGTCCTAGTTGAACATGCAAAACTTTATGACTGGACAAAGAACAAAGCTAGTTACAACCAATTAGCAACAATTATCATCTCTGAAAGTGTAAGTACTAACAAACCAGTTACTGTACGTATGATTAAAGAACTTGAAGATACAGTAAGAGGTCTTGTCATTACACTTGAAGATGAAGAGAAGCCTGTAGCAAAAAAGTCTGTATTAGCAAAGAAGGTCATTGGAGTTCTAAAACACCCTATAAGAAAAGCTGCTGCAGTTGCAATAAAACACCCGATATATACAACAGCAGGTGTACTGTTAGGGCTATATCTATTTAGAAAATACATGACCTCTTGCGGAAAAAAGTGTAAGGGTGATCAAGCGTGCATAAAGCAATGTAAAGCAGACGCGATAAAGACAACTATACGTAGTTTAGAATCTCAGATGAGCAACTGCAGAAATACTCCAAAACCAGAAAAATGCGAAGCGAAATTAAAGAAAGAAATTGCAAAATGGAATCAGAAGTTAACTATGTTAGCTTAACAAAAACTTTTGGTAAGCGTATTAACATGAATAAGATAGCAAAGCAATTATACATTGAATACTTAATCGAACAAGCAGACAACAATACATTCATCAAAGAGCATGCTACAGTTGGAGAATTCGAAAGGTTCAAAAATATGAGTTAAGTGCAACACATGGAGAAAATTAATGCAGGTCTTTGACAAAAAAATAATAACTGAAGCTTACAAAGATTATCTCATGGAATGTATAGCTAAAAGTAAGTATTTAAGAAAAAATTTAAGCTTCGAAGAACAACTAGAGTTCTACAACTGGGTTAAGGATAGTCAAAATAAAGTACTAGAGCAAAAGATAGAAAAAGACATAAAGAATATCAGACAACTACAAAGTACTAGTAGAAAAGCACTTAGCTACGTTTTAATACCACCACTTGGAAGCTGGATACTTAATTTTCTCTATAGACAAAAAAAAGATCCATGTTTTAAAAAGTGTGGAGATGATAAAGAATGTCAACGTAAATGTGCTCTCGAAGCAGCTACCAATGTAATTGCTAAACTACGGGTAGCAAAATCCCAGTGTATTAAAACCAGAAATCCAGGTAAATGTATTGTGAAACTTGATAAGAAAATAAACGATTGGGAACAAAAAAAACTAGCAATAGAACGAAAAAGGTAGTCTACTAAATGCAACTATACACTAGGTTATATGATTATATTTACGATTATCAACAATTAATTTACGACTATTACAGTAAGACAGCTACTGCTTTTCTTACAACTTACTATCACTTAGATTTAGACGAAACAATCTGGGACTCTACAAAGCTAACAGGCGGTTACTATGAAAAAATAGGACAGCTATCTGGAGTTAAGTGGCTTAAGATTCTTTTACTACCTGTTTTCTTCATAGATAACTTATCTGGTGTTCTAACTGGAGAAGATATTGGCATGGTCGCTGAAAAAGAAACATCTATAGTGATTCCATCATCTTACAAATTCAGACCATATCCAAATGATATTATTAAACTTGATCAAAAATATCTTCAACCAGCAGAAAAAGATACATATGCTATCTATGTAGTAGCTGGAATAGAAAGATCAACACCCTTAACAAAGACTTTTTATAAATTAACAGTAGTCACTGAACAAAGTAGAACCACAACAGACATAGAACAACAAGTTTCAAAAACTTACAGCTTTTTTGAGTACACTAAATTTGTTCATACAGTGCCAGACACAATATTTCTGGCAAGGATGATGTTAAAGAACGAAACACTGAGGCTAAGGCTTAAAGACATGTTTGACGAAAATTCAGGCTTCTATTTCATTTAGAAATAGACAGTAACAAACTTAAGGGAGGAAACTAAAATGGGAAAGGGATTTATATTCGAGGATGTAGTACTTACTGAGGAAGACATTACAGACGAGATGATTAGACAAGAATGTGTTGCATACTTACTCAGCAGAATTAAAGAAAGCAATTATCTTAGAGAGAACATAACTGTCGCTGAAAGCGAAAGGTTAACTAGCTGGATCGAAAAGTTGGATGCAGATACAGCTGTGGCTGTTGTGTTTTCAGATGCCAAGGAACCATGGAAGTTCAGCACAAAAGCACCAGAATGGGCTAAATCAAGAAAAGCTCAGCTGAGACAAGCTGCAAAATCAGCATGGCAAAAGACAAAGGGCGCAGCAGCAGCAGTTAAGGGTGCTCCAGGAGCCGCTGCTGGTAAAGTTGCAAAAACATGGAAAAGTGGTAAAGCAGGCAAGGCAGCTGTAATTGGCGGAGCAGCACTAACAGCAGTTGCAGGTGGTTTAGCAGCTAGAGCTATCTACAAAAAGCTTACTGATCAGTGCGTAAAACAATGTAAAGGATCTGCTGATAAAGATTGTGTTGTTAAATGCAGACAAGCTGCAAAAGCTAAAGTCGCTCAGGCCACTGCTTAATCATCTATAATAGCTATTGTAGGTTAGGCAAAATACTTAGCCTACAATAGCTACTTAATTAGAATAAAAAACAAAGGATGTCAAACATGGCAGATACGTCGATCTCAACTCAGATTTACGCATCTAGAGATCAAACAAGAAACCAGATTATAGAATATTTCCAATCATACTTAGATTTAAAAAATGTTGATCTTTTAAAGTCATCCTTTATGTCGTTCATGATCAACATTCTATCAACTTTAACATCTAACTTAATGTTCTATAATATTTCTACTTACAGAGAATTCTTTTTAACTACTGCACAACTACCAGAATCAATTTTAAACTTATCAGCTTTCCTTGGCTATAATGTGACAAGCGCTAAATATGCAGAAGTCGGAGTTCTTTTCACAGTTCCTTTTGGTTTTGATGTACCACCAGACACTACTACAATTACTATTAATCCTGGCTTCAAATTTTATGCGGGTACCACAGAATTTATAACAGACTATTTAACTACAATAACTGTTAAAAATAATTCAACCGCGTCTATTATAGTTCAAGATGGACAAAAAATATACAATTTACCAGTTATCATAGAAGCATCAAGTTTCAGTTTCTTATTGATAGCAAAACAATATAAAGAAAGCCAACAAGAATTTCAAATCGACCAAGATCTAGAATCATATCAATTTGTAACAATCGACGTACCATTAACTGGACAAGTTTCTTCTCTTAGTGTAGAAATACAAGACCCTGGAAGTTCATCATGGACTGTTTATACTGAGTCTCCTAGTCTATATCTAATGTCTGCAACTGATAAGATGTATGTATCAAGAAGAACCCAAAATGGAAGAAGGTTATATTTTGGTAACGGAGTAATTGGGGTTCAACCTGGACCAGGATCTACAGTCAGAGTTACAGTAAACGAAACTCTAGCAGAAAGAGGAAATGTAATAGCAGGTTCTATTACTAGAGGTGATAGAATTTATACCACTAGTAGCGGGGTTACAAAAATCCTCAACTACACAGTAACTAATCCTAGTCCTGCATCACAGGGCCAAGATGAAGAATCTCTAGAAGAAACAAGGTCAAATTCAATAGCTAGCCTTACAGCTCTACACAGATTAGTTTCCGAATCAGATTATATAAATGCAAAAGTAGTACTTGAAAACTCACCTCTAGCTGAAAATTCTCTCCCTATTTTGAAAAGATCAGACTTAAAAGTTAATGATATACAGCTGTTTACAACATTATTGTTTGGCAACGAATTAGTACCAACAAGAGATGCAAGTTATACTACATATATGCCAGTTAACGGAGAAGCGTATGTACCAAGAAACACTATAATTGAAGTAGATAGCATAGATTATTACAATCTTTTTGATATCACGACTGATAAAATTAACAAGGCAGCTTACTACTACTACATTATGTATCAGTTACAGATAATCCCGATGTTAGTTAGAAGCTACGGTTCTACTTATGATCTATCAATTACTAACCTTTTAATTAAAAAAGATGGAAGTAATGCATCTTTTGATCTATCTTACTATACTACTGAAACAGACTCTACTTCTGCCGAGTGTATATTAGTATTTCTACAAGATGGAATAGAACATAATATGGTCAACGACTCAACTAACAAAAAGTTTACTTACTCATTTAATCCCTATAATCTAATCCCAGAAGGAGAACTTGACGCATATTTTACAATTTTAAGAGGTAGTTCTAATATAGCTCAGTACTCAGCTAAGTTTACGTTTAGAACTTCTCTAAACTCTTTTATGTTATCACAAATAATATTAGGAGAAGATTCAACTTCTTATATAGAACTAGATATAGACTCAACTAGCTGTATGATTTTCGATATACCCGTTATTAAAAAAGATTACTATGATGCTTTAGATGAAGATGGAAAAAGAGCATTTGAATCCCAAATTTTACAAGCAATGATATCTGAAACAGACTTTGAATCCAGAAGAATGTTAACTGACTTTACAAACTTAAAACTAGCTAATACAACAGGCTTGATGAAGAATATGCAGCTTAATAAAGTTACTAAACTGCCTGTTATAGATATGTATATAGAAGCCATACCAACAAATGCTAAGCTTGGAGATAGATATATTATAGAAGGAGATGAGGGTGGAGTTGGTTCAGCTTGGTATGGCCAACCAAATGGTACGATTGCAGAATGTATTGATGAGATTTTACAAACATGGGGTTTTACAGTACCAATTTTAGATGAGATGATATACGTAGAACAAAAAAAGAAGAAGTACATTTTTTCTGAAGGGGAGTGGGCTCTACCTGTATACCAAATCCCTTTAGAGATAGAAATAGAAGTTATTAGAAGTAAAACTTACACAAATACTGATATAGAGCTATCTAACGCAATCAAGTCAGCTTTGCTTTCTACTTTTCAAAGTAGGTTTGGTACAAATGTTGTTTTATATAGATCTGAGATAATAGATGTAGTTCAAGAAATTAATGGAGTAGGTCATTGCAGAGTAGTCAAACCAGAATCAAGTATTTTCTATGATTTCGACATAGATAAACTAGATGATTATATATTATCTTACTTTAAGTCTACAGATAATCCACAAATAAAACTACTACTCTACGGGCCAGACTACACATTTTTTAAAGAAGAGAGTATAACAATAATGATTATATAAACTATATTTAGACTAAAGGAATTACAAAAGAAATATATAATAATCTTAAGTAGTTACAAACTAAAAAATAACAGTTCAATATAATTTCATTGAAGAGGAATTTAATGGATGATTTGCTTGTAAAAGCTACTATACAAGAAGATGAACTTAGATCGTATGCAGTTAGGATAGCAGCAGACGAACTATCAAAATTATCCGAACCATGTTACTATCCAGAAATTCCAAAACATTACTACGAATTTCTACATTTCACTGGGCTGACTGAAGCAGATATTAGGCAAAGTTTTAAAGAATTTTTTACAGGTGTCAAAGAAGCTCCCCTATCAATTCACAAAGACCCCAAATCACAAATCTTAATCTTCTTAATGCATTATTTCCAGAAAAAAAGAGACATACAATCTTACATATCAATTCTATTGTACTACATACTTAAAGCATACTCTAATTTGATGCATGGAAGAATTAAATTCTGTAATAAAGATGTCTTTAGATACACTCTAGAACACTTAAGTAAAACACACTTGTTCAACAGAGAAAAAACTATTGCTGGAGCTATACACTACATGATGCAACAAATGCAAAACAAATATACAAATGCTTTTCTAACAAAAGATGCAAGGCTGATAGCTTTATTCATGAGTGAGTCTAGATCAAGAGTACGACAAAGTATAACAAGCTTCCAAAATGCGTACTACAAGTTTCATAAAGAAGGGTTAAAATTCAGGGAGCCATATGTAGGAGAACAAGGGGAAGAGTTTGAGTATCAGACACTTGAAAAAAGAACTCTAATAGTCGATACTATAACAAAAAGTATAACTGTTTATCGAGAAATTGATGAGAAAGCTTTGTTAGAAGCAAAAACTATAACAAAGATTAGGGAGTCTCTTGCAAGACAAATAGTAGAAGAACTATCAAATGTTGCATACCAAGAAAACGTCAGAATAGTTTTAGATCTATTTATTAGAGATCTTAAATCAGCTTCATCATTATGTGGAAAAGATTTTTTCTCATATGTTAGATCTTTAATGGCTATAAAGAAAACTAACAAACCAGTGTACTTCAAACAACAAGTTTATACACTATTAGTTAAAATTCTTAAATCTATCAAAGCCATCGATACTTTCATGAAGTTAACTTCCCAAAGCAAAGCCCTCCATGGTTCTTTTCTAGCTCTCTATATAGCAATGTTTGTAAAGAATAAAACGTGCTAGAACTTACCCATAAAAATCAGATTCGCTTGACAACTGTTCAGCTTTATCAAGATTCGATTGAGTAGCTCTCTTTTTTATTATATCCAAATTCGGTTCAACTGACTGAGGAAGAGAAGTATTTCTACTAGTTTTTACTAGTTTTAGATTTTCCTCAATTTGAGAATTAATTCGAACTGACGAACCTGTCTTTTCTGGAGGATCCAATTTCAAAGTTTGTGTCTTTCTTTTTACTGATAGACTCTCTTTAAGTTGTTTAACTGATGGCCTCTCAGTTGATTCTGCTTCTGTACTATTCAACATTACTGAGTGAAGAACAGCAAACTCTATTCTAACATCAACAAGACTAGGTCTCTGAGAAAAAGAAATCTGATTCTCAGCTCCTCTAGTTATCGATATACTACTAATTGCTCCTGGATTTATATCGAAATAACCTGGGCACTTTATCTTATGGAAAAATGGCCAGTTATAAACATTTGTCATGTCTGAAATAGGAGTTGCTAAACAAAGTAAAGCCACTAAAGGACCAACTATTCGTTCTTGCTGCAGCTGGTCATGACCTGGTTGTGGATTATATAATCTAACTGTAATTGATGTAGTTATAGAATAAGAACTATTCTTCCAAACAAATGGAAAATCTATTCTAGCTCCTGCTAGCAATTTAGTAGCTAGATCTCCTGAACCTGCTGATATAGCATTAGCAAATTTCCTAACACCTTCACCAACTGTTTCTCCTACTGCTCCAGCTCCTCTAAATCCTAGACCTGCCACCCCTCCCATTTCCTTACCCAGTGTTTGCCATTTCTGAGCTGTTTCTATAATATTTTGCCCACCAAATATCTGGTTCATTTCATTAAATCCAGCGGTAACATCTGTTATTTTATTCAAAAAACTTTCTCCATATTCATTCGTTATAGTTTCAGTTACTGGAGTATCTGGAATAAAAGCTACTTTTAAAGGTGGTCTCTCATAAGTATATCCATGAGATTCTAGTATTCTAGCATACTGAGCAAATGCTTGCTCTGGTGAAAACAGATTCAATCCAACACTAGCTCTAGGCACACATGGGGTAATTAACACTATAGGTATAGCGTTTGCTTGCAGATTCTTCATAATCCCACTATCAGCTTCTGGAGGAAATCCTATAATTTGAGGTAATCTAATCAGATCTGATCTCACTGGATTACTATCTGCTTGAGGTAGTGCATCTGGATCGTTACCCATATGTGATCTATTAACTTGACTTGGTCGTCCTACTCCATTTGACATTTCTATCTCCTTTAAGTAAGGTTTCCAGAGATGATTGCAGTTAAATCTGAATCTATCTCAGAACTTCTTGAATTCCTCCCTGCTCCAACGTTTTGATTATTTGAAACTAAAATATTGCTAATAGTACTCGTATTTGAAGCTACATTTTTTGAAACTCCATCTAAACCTGCTCCAAATGTCTTTCCAAGATCTGTATTCGAATCTAAAAATGCTCTTGTAAATAGAGACTCTTTAGCTGCCATCATCGAAATAAGATCTTTTTTACTAATTGGTCTTCTTCTAAAAGTGGCGTCTCCAACTTCAGATTGTAAATGCCATGGTTCACCTGGTACTGGTCTGCTAAAACCATACTTGTCTAAAAGTCCCATACTATCTAATTGGCCTGCATTAAAACTCTGAATATCTATAGCTGTTCCGAGTTCGTGTTTAGAATGTCCAGGAGCAGCAGCATTTCGATTTGTTGCATAAAGTTGTGCTTGTTCAGCTCTAGTTCTGTAAGCGGAATTTACAACAATACCTTCCCCACTTTTCTTTTGATACTCCTCTCCCATAGATAAAAATTTATTATAAACTCCAGGTTTAAGACCCTCTAAGTTAACACCAGACCTCACATTAATACCAGGTACACCTTCAGCTCCCTGATCACTCATTCTTTTTCTTAGTTCTTTTAGTTGTTCTGGACTAGCATTTTCAACATTTGTCCAGCCTCTTTCATTCTTAGTATTAGCTCCTGCCCATGTTTCATCCCAATTTGTTGATCTTCTAACCTCCGATCCAGGAATGCCTCCTGTTTTTGCTGCTTCTCCTTGACGTCTTTTATGCTCACGATACATCTCAGCGCCTGTTTTCGGCTCTTCTTCTTTAATTCCAAGTAGTCTTTTGATAAGAGAACCCATACTTGAAAAAAAGTTTTTGACTGGATCTATAATATAATCTTGAATCATACTAAAAATGTTAAAATGTTCAGCCAACCAATCACCAAGTTTAAATGCATATTTTCCAAGAGCATCTCCTAACATTTTTCCAAGTACAGTTCCAAGTGGTCCTAAAATTAATCCTCCAATAGTTGATAAACTTCCACTAATTGCTCCTTGAGCAATTCCTTCTGCCGTTCCTCTTTCTTTTCCAACTTCCATACCTGACATTATTCCAGCAATTGCTCCACCTCCTATACTTAATCCTCTCCCCATACCAAACTTAGTAGCAGCCCCTCCTTTAAGCCATCCTCCAACTTTGCCAACTTTACCAGCTGCACCTTTTGCAGCCCCTTTCGCACCAGCTACTATCCCAGTTATTCCAAGTGCTTGTCCTATTGCAGCAAAAATAGGGCCAAATATAGTTGATAATATACTACCAAAGAGGATCACAACTGTCTTTGCTACTTCCCAAATTTGCTTCATTACCCCCTTTTGCTTCAGTATTGCTTGTTTTCTCTCTTCTAGTTTATCTAAAAATTTCTGTTTCACAGCATCTTTGTTTTCTTTTACTTTCTGTATCTTATCTGCATACCTTTCTTTGAAGGACGTTTTCTGTTTTTTAGCTTCTTCTACTACTTTATCTTTAGCTTCGCGGGCTTCCTCAGAAGCTATTCCAAAAATTCCTTTTAAGTATCCCTCTAACCTCTCTTGATAACCTTCAACTTTTTCTACAGCTCTTAACGCTCCTTCTCTTAATTTAAGTGGAACATATCCCCAAGCTTCTTCTATTCCACCCATATCTAACCCTTCTCTCTGAGCCCATTCTTCAAAACGTCCTCTAATCTTCTGTGCAAGGGTCTTTTTCTCCTTCTCTCCTCCAGGTTTGAACCATTCTTTAATTTTCCCCCACATAGTATAAATACCTTTTTCTTCTGGTGTTTCCATTGGTCCAGCACCAGTAATTTTACGAAGACTCTCTCCCATCTGTAGAAGATAACTAATCATAACATCAAGCTTATGCATACCTTTGGTATAGATCAAAGATAATACATCAAATATATTTCTAAAAACATTTCCACTCTTTGGAAGATCAGCTCTATAACCACCTCTAATTGAAAACAACCATTTAATTGGGCCTGTTGTAGCCTTTTCCATCAGTTTGTAAAATCTATAAATCTTGGCTAAAGTTTCATGTTGTTCAAGAAAAGCATCAAGTAAACTAGCTCCTTGTTCCTCTTCTTCAACTAAAGCAGATCTCATTTTATAGATCTCTGAGTGTATCTTAAATAACAAATTCTCTCCACCACCTGCTCCTTTAATCAGCTTAGTAAAATAGTTGAATTGTTTCCTTGATTGAGCTATCTGAATCTTTGTTGTCTCTTTAATTACTTCTGTAATCTGGGAGAAATCAACTGTACAGGATCCACCTCCTCCACCAACAATACCTCCAGCTATTGCTTTAGCTTTGGCTGTGATTCTAGTCTTTGCTCGTTTTGCTCTTCTAGCTACTCCGCCTCCGCCAGCACCTCCTATAACTGGTTGTCCTTCTTCAAAAAATACTTCTTCTTCATATTTCTCTTTAGATCTCTTGAACCTATCTAACAAACCAGCATATAATTGAGCGGACTTACCTTTTATTTTTTCTAAAGCAGTTCTAAACATTTGTGTTTCAAACAATTTTCCTACAAAATAGCCAAAAACTGGACTAGCTTGAGATAGAGTCATTGCAACAAAATTCTGTTTATTAATTCTAATATCCTCACTAATAGCTCTCCCATAATCTTGAATAGCTTCTTTAGTAGCACTAGCAGTAGCAGCAGTCATCTGAATTATTCCCTTACTAAGAGCAGCTATAGTTAATCCAAGCTTGTCTAGTATTTTATTAACAGACTTCGTAACTTCTTTAACTTGACCTACTTCTCCAGTTCTCTTTATTTCTACTGCATTTCTTGCAGTATCAAACCTTAATCTATTAGCTGTACCACCAATCTTTCTGTTCAAATCATTCATATCTCTTCTATTTCTTGATTGCAAATCATCTAGTCTAGTTCCCATGGAACTAATGTTCTTTAGTTCTTCAGGTCCATACTTCTTCGGTGTCCGTTTTCTTGGTGCCATTTAATCTCCTACTTAATCAGAGAAAACATTGATGAAATTTTGTCACTTGGAGCTATCTGACTATAAACACATACAACTTCAGAAGCAGTAACAACTTCTTGACAATGAAGTATATGTCTCGTCCGAAGCCCAAAAGCAGATTTGTAAGCTTTATAAAATGGAATAATAATCTCTCTGCTGTTCATTATATCTCTATACGCTTGAGCATCCCATGTTCCAAGTATAGCTTTACATACAAGAACATATCTATCTCTTAATTTATCAAACTCTTTACTCTTACCTTTGAAATCTTTCTTTAGAGAATTCAAAAATTTATCTACAATACCAAGAACTAAAGTTCTGCGATCTTTTTGAGTTTCAGATTTAATGAGATCGAAAGCAAAATCTCTTACATCTTTCTGTGAAATAGTATCTAGCTTAAACACACTTTTAAAATAGTTAGAATAAAAGCTAGTAAGTTCTTGTGAAAATAAGTTAAAGAAACTAGTAGAGTCACTATAGGATGCCATATGACAACATTCATGTATTGTCAAGCTTCCAACTAATGTATTAGAAATGTGTCCTAAATAACTAATGTTATTATCAATAACTATATAAACTTTATTAGTTTTCGTAGAGAAAAATGCAAGTACTGATTTAAATGGATGAACAACCAGTACTTTCCACATTAGGACCCTAACTATCCCTTTATTCAAGTAGCACAAATTAATCTTACCACGATCTACTAAACTAGAAATTTGATCAGAAGCAAAACTAGCTGTCTCACTTTTTGCTATAGACTTCTTATAGTTCTTATCTAGAGAAGCAGACCCATATAACTGAGCATCACCAACTTTAACTGTAGGTTTTAATCCGATTGGGATAGAAAAAAGTTCTGTTAATATTTCTTCTAACATATTGCTCTCCTTAACCTTTATCAAATGTAGGGAAAGTATTTATAAAAACTCCTTGGCTTAGATCTATTCTGTTAGCTCTTTTCTTCTCTTCTAATTCATCTAATAGCTCTTTTAGATCATTATCGACATCTTCTTCCTCTAAAAAATTAGATGATAACTGACTTCCTCTGACCTGTGGACTTAAATTCATATCCATAATATCAGAAAATTGGTCAGTAACTTCAGAAGCTCTACCAGTCAACATAAGAGGCGGATCATACTGTCTAACATAAAATGCTACTGCAGTAGACAAACATAAATCATCGGTACATCCAACATCAGCTTCTACCCTTCCACTCTTGTTAACTAAACCAACAAGTTCCAAAGCTAACCTTTTTGATTTAACTATTTCTGGGTTCTCAGTAATAGCTGAATATAATGAAGCAACCATTAATGGTCTTGTTTTCGTATTTGTACTCAAGCCAGGATATACTCTATTTTCAGTTCTCTTCTCTTTATAAACCATAGTTGAAAACTCACTTCTATCAAGAGCTTCTAGAACCTGGTTCCCATACGAGTTACTTTCAACAACAACTAAACCAGGGTAAGTAGAGCAAGCAAATTTAACCATCTTAGTAAAATCAGTCACTGAGCATTTAACTTGATATTCCCAAACTTCCTCTAAAGTTTCATAGTCCCAAACAGTAATAGCTGATCTATCTATACCAAATTCTGGAGCAGTATCAACCCCTGCAATATAGAACTTATCTTTAATAGGTTTCCGAAACGTCCATGCTTCACCGCCAAATATCTTAAGAATATCTATTGGTTTAACATCTATATTTTGAAGGAGCTCTGTTGTTTTCTCATCTAAGAAAGATCCAGATGTTGCTAAGAACTTAAGATCAAGTTCTTGCATAATCTGTCTGGGATCATTTCCTGCCAATCTACATTGTGTATTATACCATGAAGGATCACTGGATAGTTGAGGAATCATTTTCCAATGTATAACAAATGGTTTAAAAATATCACTTCCAGATATAGAAGATAAATATCTAGAATAAAACCACTTACCAACGCCAACTGTTTTATTTGGGGTAGAAACAATAATCGTACCAAAAGGAATGTTATTTCTTTTTGCATGCAGCTGATTAGTTGCTAAAGCTGGCATCATACCAACCCAAGCTTTATCAATATATCCAATAAAAGCAGCTTCATCAACTACTAAAAATGTTAAAGCTTTACCACGTAAAGTCTTCTCAGGAAGTTTTGGGTTTATAGTTGATGCATAACATTGCCCACCATTCGCAAGAATATAAGTCTGTTCCGTTTGCTTCGTATATTTTGGAGCCATCCATGCTGGAAGCTTATCTATAATACCCATTATATGTCTTGCAAAACTAGTAGCTTCTCCACCATCTTTTGAAAGAATTCCAACAACAACATTATCAAAAAATGTATGCAACCAAGAAATATAAGCTTCTATGATCGTAGAAATTCCAATCTGTCTAGTTTTAAGAACTAGAACATAATGCTCATTATACAACAACGTAATAAGCTCATCTTGTTTATCATATAAATCTAAAGAGATATCACCGCCAGGCATCTCTATCTTAACGTACGTTCTACAATAATATCTAAAACTCTGTTTACATCGAAGAAACTCTGATACACAAAGATCTCTTGTTGGTTCCATTCACTCTCTTTGTACAGACTGTATTTTTAGTTTGTTCTACACTTCACTACTAAATTGTTTGGTTCGTACGAATCAAATCTACACGACAAATTGTTTGCCAATCTCTTTCTTTATGAAATTCAATATCAGTACCTTTAAGAACATACTTTCCAGAAAGATCAACAAACTCAATAATCTGGGAATCTAACTTTACAGCTTCTCCTACGTTTAGTAAATTTAAAACAGGTAAATTTCGTTCTAGCATAATATTAATTGTTGAAAGGTTTGCAACATATTTAGAAATTTTTGCAATAGCAAATGTTTCACTAGTTTCATAAGCACAAGGATCTTCAAAACATTTCTCCCTACTAGTTAGACTTTCATCAAAATCTACTTTCTTAGTCTGATAGACGATTCCATATTGGCTAGAAACATCTTTAACATCTTTTTCGAGCTTATAGTAAAGTTGATCTTTAGGAGTCATTATATACACTTCTTTATTAGCTTCCACAGAAAGTTTAGCATTCCCTGAATAACTAGTATTTATAGTTGTGTATGTATAGAAATTTTTTCCATCATCACACTTCTTAATTATTTCTTCATTTTCTCTATCTGTAGCGAGTTGATAAATAGTAAACACTTGGTTCATCTTTACTTTTGAAATTATGTTTTTAACATATAAGTTATTATCATAATTACAAAAATAAATAGAAGCTCCATTAAAAATTCCAAATCGCTTATCAAGATAATCGATAGCTTTCTTTAAAGTAGTATGGGGTACAACAACTTGATCTATTACTTCAGTGTTAATATCTTCGGAATCCAATTTTAAAGTAGCTCCACTTTTTCCAGCTAAGTCTTGAATAATCTGACCAACTGTAGTGTTAGAATACACTTCATTAACAGGGTAACTAATAGTTTTAAATGCATTTCTACATACAGCTGTAATAGTTAGAGTACTTCGCTCTTTCTGAGAACCAGACTGATTAGAGAGAGTTTGTCGAGAAGCTATTTGGAACGTACCTTTAACATACATAAGATCAAAATCTACTTGTTCACGGACCACACCAGCGATATCTCCTATTAACCTAATATTCAACTTCATCGGATCTTTTCCAAACAACCTCTCTAAAATTATGTCATCTGGATCTACAAACAAATTCATTCTGAATATTTGGTATGGAGTGTTTACAGAAGAGATTAACCTAAGTTGGTACAAATCGTTTGTATAATCTTTATCTTTGATCTTCAATTGTAGGTCATATCTTCTACTTGGAACATACGTCCTTACTTGTTGAGGCATCTATCCTCCAAACTATCCTTTTTAATTTGTTCTTTCTAGTATACAGTTTTTGAAACAAAAAAAAGAGGCCTAACAATTCATACAGACAATGTTAGGCCTCTCCGGATCTGGACAAGGAGGAACCAGATCCTAACCAGGAGGTGTGGAGGCACTTTCCTGGGATGGAAAAACTATCATATCTGCTACTTGCGTTTTAATATACTGATCAAATGGTACTTTAATTTGTAACGGTTTCTTTTCTATTATTACTTCTTGTTTGTTGCAATCTACAATCACTAACAGATCAATATCAGAATGTTGATGTGTACATATTCCAAAACCATAAACTTTATCATTACTATCAGAGATCATTTGTTCAAAAATCATCCTAGCAATATAATCACCATCATCCCATCTATTTTTAAATGATAAACCAACATATACATCATTTAGTATATTCTTAGCATCGAAGTGACGATAAAGGTATACATCACCATGTCTACCACGAACACAAACTTGTCCTCTTGTTCCCATATTATGTCCTCCCAGCAATCTTTTGCATCATCTGAGAAAACTCAACAGGTAGAATAAGAACTTTCTCTGCAATATTTTCTATAAGAACTCTAGTATTAATATGCTTCTCCATCGTGGAAAACTTACACAATACATTAAATAAGTTCCAAGAGTTGATTGAAGTCCCTACACTATCTGAGATATAAGATGAAATTGCTTCTCTCTTTTTCTTGCTAATCTCTTCAATCATATCAAGAATACCAAGAAAATCTTCTTCTGAAACTACGTTGTTAAAATTAGCTTCGATTGTTCCAATAATGTTATCATTAAATATCTGGACAAATTGACTAACAGCAGACACCAACTTGCTCTTTGATGAAAGCAAATGAACTTGCCTTAGAGTTCCAAGTTTGTTTCTTAAAGCAATACCATATCTTTGCCTCGCAGAAGACATCGAAAAACCAAACGAAACAGTTACTGCTTTATGTCCATTATAGCTATTTACTACAACTAACTGAGGAGAAATATCTCCCCAAGCTGGAATTGTCTTTGCATTCCTAATTATAATACTGTTCATCATTTCAGCTATATCAGGAGACATTTGAGTCTCTTCAGAAAAGATTGCAGTAGCAGCCTCTGAAACCATTTCTCTAATTTTTTCATTTACTACTTCGTGACCTACAAACTGATATAGTTCTGAAATTGTTCCAATAAAAATCGGAGTTTCAAAAGCATCAGAAGCTGGAAGAGTAAAAATTCCGAGGTAAGGAATAACTTCTCCATCAACAGTCTGCAGCTTTTTATACTGAACTTTACCAAATCTATCTTCGTAAGTATAAACACCTACTGGCCTTTGGTTAAGCCCCATGTCCACAAATCTATCTTCAAACTTATTTGGTTTCTTTTCCCCTACATTAGCGAAAGGTTCTAAACCAATATTGACACTAGCTAACTCACTTACGATTTGTCCATCCATCATTGATCTCCTTTCAAATTCTCTCTACGATTGCTCTTAGATAGATATTTCTACCATCAAAACTAAAAGCTGAATCTATTTTTACAACAAGAAATCTGTTCTCAAGTTCAAAAAACTTTATAATCCGATCAGGAGTCCATATACTACAGTGAGGACTTTCTGGTTCATTAAGAAGTTCATATGTTGTAATAATATCTTCTGATTCGAAATCTTTACTAGATAAATCTTCGTTTAAAATTCTGTTAGCTAAAGCTCTATAGTTCGGAACTATGCAATCAACCATTCCTCCAGCTTTTAGAGAAGTAGCCATCAGATAAATAAAGTACAAAACGCTAGTTCTTTTGACATGCTCCAAAAATCTATATATAACAATCCTGTCAAACTTGAGCTGGTATTGTTCCATAAATCTAAAGATATCTTCTTTAACTGCAAACTCTATATGCTTAGGTGGCATGAGATACTTTCCAGTGAAACTACTTATATAAGCAGAATCTTCTAAATAATTCTTATGAAAATCAAGAAGTTCACTAAATGATATAGTTCCGGCATAATATCCAGAATCAATATTGACTAACATATATGGTTCACTTGGTAAATCTAGTGGTAACTCTTTTCCAGCTCCAATGTTCAAAATAGTTTGACCAGTCCTATTTGGAAGCGATTCTTTGATTTCTTTCATATTGATTCTCCTAGAAACACTCACATGCTTCATCAAGCAGTTGTGGTTTGTTAATATAAATTGCTGAGATCCAGAACTTAGAATTCTGATGTTGTAAATCTTTTAGCATTGCTTTTCTAGCTCGCTTATCAATTTCTAAGACTTCAAATTTTTCACCGACATTGTCCGTTACAATATCTCCTTTCTTCAACTTTGAAAAACATGGGTGCTTTCTCATACTATAGCTCCCTTCTGTTTCATCATTTCATTCCATATATCAAGCAATAATCTGATCCTAATATTTTGATCTGCTAGGTGTTCAAACCCAGTGTCTACTATTGTTCCATTTCTACCCCACCTATTCTTAATGACTTTATCACCACGTATTACTAGATCAGCTTGGTAGACCTCAGTTCTAGTGTAAAAAGCCATAACGTCACCATCTAGATCAAGCTCTTCGTTTTCATCTAGAATAAGAACAGTTCCCTTCGTCATAAAAACTCCTTACAGATACTCATAGTAAATGGTTTGAGATAGAAGTCAAAATATTTTTGTCTATCGATTTCATTCATATCAAGTAACTTAGCTGTAGACTTCGAAACTTCTATCTCACCATATTGTTTTAACAGCACTGAATACTTCTCTTCCCCAGACTCAATACAAAACAACATGACATCATCTGTATTGAATATTAACTTTTTAATTTCTTCTAGTCCCTTGAAGACTGATTCTTTACTATTATAATTTATCTTTGAAAGCCTTCTGTAGATTTCATCCATTCTTTGATACCTACTAGAAACTCCTTTGACAACTACAGAATCAGATGTAAATCCTAAATAACAAGATCTATCAATAGAGATGATAAAAATATCAAAAAATTTCTGCAAATCTAAAGGAATATGTCCTTTAGTAATTGTCAATCTTTTAGTCAATAACATTCCATCGTACTGTCTAAGTATTACATCATTTTCAGAAACATTATTTTCTTTCAGATACTCATCAATTGTAGAAATAGTTATACTTCTTAACATGCTTCCCAGCCTTGGATTATCTCTTATGGCTACTCCTATTTGTGTATTTCTTTTCTCTTTATCATCTTTATCAATTTTCGAAACATCAAACCCTAGCCTCTCTAGAATAACGTAATGACAAGAAGAAATATCATAAAGATAAACTCCTCTTAAAAACAACTTACAATCTTTGTTAATATCCATTTGAATACACCTTAAGTCATTTTACACTCCGCTTATAATATAGATAATCGTATCATCGAGTTGCATTAAGTGGTTGATATCAATGACTCCTTCTTGCCTAGAATTTAACCAAGTTATAGCTTCCATATTCGTTTTTATAGAATCCATTTGCTTTTCTACTTGTTTATAAAGCAAATGAATCTTTTGCATATCAGCAGGTTGTGATAACTTTTCTTCGATATATTCTGGATTAGGAAGAGGAACTGTTATAGTTTTAGCTCCTTTCTTTAACCTATCTCTTGTGTAAGGAACAATACATTCACCAACTTTCAAACAAAATACATTAGTTAAACCAGTCTTTAAACAATAAGATTTAATAAAGATACTGTCTGCACAATTGTATATGATTCTCATAACATCATGATCAAAGACATCTATTTGGACAGGAGGAACATTAATAACTTGCTTCTGCAAACACTTCTTTATCACCATCACCTCTCTAGTATCTGCATCAGAACTTGAATCTTTCTCACCTCTAGCTTCTGGAACAGCTACAATAATAGTCTTCTTAGAATTTACTCCAGCCATACTAACTTTAGCAACTCTAATCGAATCTACTTTCTGAGAATTTTCTAGAAACCACTCTGAAAGAGAAACTAATGGAAGTTCAAGAGCTTTATCTATCATAAGTTTCTTTGGCACAGTTTCTACAACTTTCTCTTCAGTCACAAGTTCTTCTATATGTTTACTTCTAGACACAGGTTTAGTAACACCTTGCTTAATCATATCTAACAAATTCTCATTCATCTTTCATCTCCTTTCCATCTAACCATTTCTTCTTAATACCATCTACTCTCCAACAGACTGGATCTATTTCTGTAAACGTTTCTAAAGCAGCTCCGGCTAAGACAAACACTTTAACTAAGTTTTCATAAGACAAAATTGGAGCTGTTCCTTGATTCTCTAGCTCAGAACAAAATAGCATCCAAGCAGGTTTTTCAGATGTCCATTTATCAGAATAGAAGCTAATGCTCTTCTTCAAATAGCTCTCCAAAAATAGAAGAAAGCTAGCTAGGTTAAAAGATGGATTCTTTTTAAACTCCCCAAAAATCTTTGTTTGATACTCTCTTTCTTTAATATAAAGTTGAAATAATTCATCAGCTATCATATTATTCCCCCACTTCTATTAGTTTTATTTCTCCTATATCACCGCAGTTATTCTTCACAACTCTATTTTTATACAGAATCATGTCTGCTTCACTACACCTCTTACGAACGTCACTTTTTAAATTCATTACCAAACTTTTATAATCAACTTCAAAATCTTCTATGCCAATCCAGACTACCATCCCTGAATTCATAAAACCTCCTACAAGTAGTATGTACCATCAAAACCACCCTGCAAACCTTTCCAGCAAATGGCTATAGCATCACTAGTGTGTATACTTTCTTCGTGTGTACACTTTACTAACCAGTCGAAAATATTCTCATCTTCATTTAAACCGTTCATGATTTTTCTGATAGCATCTTCTACAAACATCGGATTATCTGCAGCTATCTTTGCTATTTCCTGTTCATCTAATCTTTGTATTATAGGATAAGGTAAAGTTTTAATATTCTTCTCTATTATATCAATGATATCCTCCAGCCAAACTATCTGTGGAGGAATAACTTCAACGAGAACTTCGGCAAAACATCTTTGAGCATGTGGAAATCCTTTACCTGCATTTTCACATAAACTTGCAGAACAAGGACAGTATGAAGCATACTGAACTTTCACTTTTTCAAAGAATTTAAAAACTTCTCCTATTAATTTACCTTCAAAAGAACATTCATAGAATTGCGGAAAAACGTGTGTCGTTTTTGGACTTTTCTTGTAAATTGGAAGTTCAAACTCAAACTTCAAATTACTCTCTGTAGAATCAGCTTCAACAGCAGTTTTAAATTCTTTCAGTATATCTCTAACTAAAGGATGTTTCAGAGGTTTATCTAGATAGTTTTTTAGAGTTCTCAACAACATTGACATACTAATCCCTTTCATATCTGCTCGAAGATCAGTAGTCATTGTAAGTTCAGCTACTAATTGTCTAAAACCACCATACCTTGATTCTAATGTAAAAGGAGCCTTTACTTTCTGAACTCCCACTTGATTAATTCTTAGAGGGAATTCAACCTTTCCTTCATGCTGCATATCCGGCAATTTTCTTTCCAAAGTTCGACCTCCACTCAAAGTTATAGTTTTGTTCTGACTATTCCAGTTAGTTTCTGGTTTGATCGTAGAGACTACTTTCATTAAAATCAGATTCAACATCATCCATCCATATTATAAGCTCTTTACTATCTCCAATATCATGTTCTTTATCGTTTGAACAGTAAAAAATAATTTCTGGTCTGTCTGATATGTTATTATCAGATCTTTCAATTTTCCCATCTTCTGTAATAGAAAACCATCTCTCTGGAGTTACATAGCTAAAATCAATAGGTTCATTACACTCTTTACAGAACATCTGTTTATGTTTAACCATTTTTACCACCTCTTCTAAAAGGGGAGTTTAGTTAGTTTCGCTTTTGAGACTGGTTTAACCAATCGCTTGAAACCCTCTTCCTAAACTCCCCTTTTCTAAACTACTTTTGTTCAGTCCGATCTTTAACTCTAGTTTTAATCGACATATCTAGATTAAGATCTTTTGCTGTTTTAGCAGTCAATAAATCAATCATAGCTTGAGCACCACTTCCTGCTTGAGATGAACCACCAAAAACAGTTTGAGGAACCCAACTACCTTGATATTTCGCAATATTTTCCCATCTGATTTGCTCTACTCTTATATAAGCATCTAACTTAGCTTGAAGAGCATTATCAGCTTCCATTACTAATCTGCGTCGTGCAGCTTCACCTTCACCTAAAAGAGTTTGCTGTTTCTTAGTCAATTCTGCAGCTTGAGCATCTAGTTCAGCAACCCTTTTTCTTTGTTCAGCTTCAGTCACTGCTTGGGCCTTAATAACTTCTTGTTTCCATTTAGCCCCTGCTGCATCAGCTTCACCTCTCTTAGCTACGGTAATAGCATCCTGTTCAGCTTCTTTAGCACGAGCAACTGCAATTTGAACCTGCATCAACGCTTTTTGCTGTTGCTGAATCTGAGCCTCAACACCTTTGTCATACTGAACTTCATTAATACTAAGGTTAAAAGTTTTGATCCCAAAATCAGTCAGCGGAGAAGCTTCAACACGCTGGGGAACACCAGATTTATCCATAACAATTTTAGCAACTTTAAAAGTCTTCATTATTCCAGTAATTGGATCTGGTTTCTTTTCTTCTACCGTCTCAGTTTTATAAACACCTCGCTGAATCTGATCCTCAATAAGATTTAGTAACTCATTACGTCTTTCAGATGCAGACTCTGTTGAACTCATGGTTGGGCCTGTCATATAAACTGACTTCTCAATAACTGTCCTAACTAATTGTTGTTTAATAGCATCTTGAGAACCATACTTAACATGAAGAGCTGTAAGGTTCTTTTCATCAGTTGGTATTTCCCAAGCAACTGATCCAGAAATCGAAGCATGACTATTATCATTAAATCGAATCTTTATGGACTCATCAGCTTTAACCCCTTGATCTTTTCTAAGAGAAAACCAAAACTGATCTCGTTTAGTATACTTGGTAACTTTTCCAAACCCTTGCCATTTCACTCCCTGAGAAATATGCCAAGCTAAGTTCCCCTTAATAGGAGATTGAATAACCATAATTTGACTAGCATCTAAATTTTCTAAAACTTGGAAACTTAAGATAAACAAAATAAATCCTACAACAATTCCAATTCCAAGAGCTAATACCTTTCTTGGCGGTCTGAAACTCATATCTTTCTTCTCATCGTCATACTTCATTACTTTTCTCCTTTTCTTTATTTTGAGGTTTAATAGTTTTACGAATCTTTTCAGCTTTTGCTTTTTCTTCAGCCAACATCGACTCAAGTTTCGCTTTTTCCACTTCTTCTTTAGCTTCTTCCAAGTCCTCTTCCAATTTTTCTGTTGATTTTCTAAAAGCAGGAAAGTATGGTAGACCTCTAGCTAAAGGAACCAGAATTTGAGTGATAACAAAAAGTAGAAACAAAGCTCCAAATATTACTTGCAACCATTCAAGAAATACCACTCTATACCACCTCCTTGTTTACTTCTTCTTTGGAACTGGTTTCGTTGACGCTTTAATCTTCAGCTTATCATATTTCGGCCAGCTTGATTTATTATCCGGTTTAACAAGCTCCCACTTTGGATGATTACCTGTAGTCTCTACTAGATCATCAAG